CAGCAAGCTATCTGTGACATGAAGAAGACACAACTCAAGGTGTCTCGTAAATGGAATACACAGATGCGGATGGTTCAGTACCAAGGTCCGAGCGGCCTGTTTAATCCACCAATGTGGGGCACCATCTGGAAGTTGACCACGGTTCAAGAGTCGAATGACCAAGGTTCGTGGAACAACTACGCAGTTGAGCGCATGGAGCCAACCGATGTCCCACAAGAAGCGTTCCTTACAGCGAAGAATTTCTTTGAGTCTTTTGCGAAGGGAGAGATAAAGACATCTGGTGCGACAGCCGAAGAACAGTCAGAGCCAAAGCAGGCTTCTGCACCTTCGGACGACGTACCATTCTAATCGGCGGGTAGTTGAGGCGTTGCACAGGGGGCAGCGTTTAAAAGGTTGATCGATCCCGCCATAGCTCAGTCGATCAGCCACCCCCTGCTTTCAACTCAGGAGCGATAGATGTCATTAGCAGAAAAATTTATGGATGCTTTCGAGGGCTTCTCAGCAGCCCACGGGCAGACACAAATTTCAGAGGAGCGGCGAGAAGGCAAACAGAAAGCCAAGTCTTTTATTGTACGCAAGCCGCTGACTATTGAACTTATACAGAGCCACCTCGAAGGTAAGTGCGGTGTCGGCTCTATTCCTATTAATGAAGACAACAAGTGCAAGTTCGGTGCGCTGGACATTGACCAGTACCCGCTCGATCTCGTGGCGCTGGACAAGAAGATCCGCGACCTTGGTGTTAGCAGTGTTGTCTGTAGATCAAAATCTGGGGGTGCACATGTATTCTTCTTCTTTACTGATTGGATTAGCGCTGGAGACTTTAAGGACAAGGCTGCGGAAGTATCTGCCGTACTTGGTTATGGTGGCTGTGAAGTGTTCCCAAAGCAGGAGCAGGTTCTTGTCGAGCGTGGTGATGTGGGGAACTTTATTAACCTGCCGTACTTTGATGCGGAACAGACGTTCCGTCCCGCTGTTAAAGAAGACGGCGAAGACGCCACACTAGAAGAGTTCCTCGAGCTTATCGAACAACGCCGCACCACACCATCTGACTTCCTGTCGCTGAAGCTTGGTGGTACGTCAGACCAGTTCAAGGGTTGGCCCCCGTGCCTGAAGACGATGTTCGAGCAGGGCATACCAGAGGGTGGGCGTAACACAACTATGTTCGCGGCGGCTGTAGCTTGCAAACGTGTGGATCCAGATAACTGGAAGTCACTACACGAGCAGATCAACATGACCTATTGCCAGCCCCCTCTCGGGGCGTCGGAGATAGTCCAGATTCAGCAGCAGCTAGACAAAAAGGAATACTTCTATCCCTGTGACCAGCAGCCACTAGCTTCGTTCTGTAACAAGTCACTGTGTCGTCGCCAGAAGTACGGCATTGGCAAAGAGGTTATCGAAGCCGACATCAGCGGCCTGTCTGTTGTGTTGTCGGAGCCACGGGTGTGGTTCTGCGATATCAATGGTCGTCGCCTCGAACTCAACACTGAAGAGCTACAGCTACCAATGAAGTTTCAACGTGCCTGCATGGAACACTTACAGTACATGCCACCTACGATGAAGAACGCAGACTGGCAGATCATTGTGAACGGGTTGATGGAGAATGTGAACGAGATCGAAGTGCCAGAGGAACTGACATACAAAGGCCAGTTCTTTGATCACCTCGAGAGTTTCTGCACAGGTCGTGTGCAGGCTCAGTCTGCTGAAGAACTACTGCTTGGCAAGCCGTGGACAGAGGATGGAACTACATATTTTAGGCTAGACTCTTTAATGACGTACCTTCAGAACAAAAAGTTTACAGAGTACAACCGTGGGCAGATTCAAGAACGACTGAAGGAACTGAACGGGGCATCTGAGGCACATGGAGTAAAGAACTTCAAAACAACTAAAGGTGACAGGAAATCTGTAAGAGTCTGGTGGGTGCCTGAGTACAGCAGCAATGTCGATATGCCCGAGGTTCATGTTCCGAGTAGCGAGGTGCCATTCTAATGGAGACCACAATCTTTGGACCACCCGGTACAGGCAAGACAACCACACTCATTAAGATCGTGGAGTCAGAACTGAAGAAGGGCACACCGCCCGACCGCATAGCCTTTGTGTCGTTCAGCAAGAAAGCCGCTGAAGAGGCGCGTGAACGTGCTATCGAGAAGCTAGACATAGGTGTTGCGGATCTTGAGTGGTTCCGCACATTGCACTCGTTTGCCTTTCAGTGCCTTGGTCTTAGCCGCAAGGATGTGATGGGTCCTACCGATTACACTAAGCTCGGCGGGTATGTGGGTCTTGACCTATCATCCCGTGGAGCTATTGATGCCAACGACGGTATCGCTATGCCAGCCGCCACTATTGGTGACCAGTACTTAAACATCATAGCCTACGCTCGAGCGATGATGGTCACACTTGAACGGTCATTCGCTGAGAAGGGCACCGACAAGATGTACTTCCAGCAGGCTGAGTTGATTGAGAAAGCGCTAGAAAAATACAAGAAAGAAACAGGCAAGCTTGACTTTACAGATATGATCGAGCGCTTCATCGAGCAGGATATAACACCAGAGTTCGACCTGTTAATTGTTGATGAGGCTCAGGACCTTGTGCCGCTTCAGTGGGAGATGGTTAAGAAGGTTCTAGTTCCGAGGTCGAAGCGCACATATTATGCAGGCGATGATGATCAGTGCATTTATTCTTGGATGGGTGTTCGTGTCTCAGACTTTCTTGATGCGTCAGACGAGAAGATTATCCTCGATAAATCCTATCGTGTACCACAGCAAATCCAATCTGTGTCCGACGATCTTGTCAAGCGGTTACGGCAGCGTCAGCAAAAAATTTGGAAACCCACCGAAAGGGACGGGCATGTCACTTGGCACCGTGATATACTGGATGTGGACCTAACCAACGGCGAATGGTTGATACTTGCTAGGACGAACTATATTGCAAATATGGTTGCGCGTAATCTCTACGACCAAGGATACCTTTACTGGTATCAAGGCCGTGGTTGGTCCATCTCTCCCAATGTATTAACTGGTATCGAGGTGTGGCTCAGACTATGCAAAGGACATTATCTTTCTGCGAAGGAACTGAAGGAATTTTCAAAAAGCTTATCGAGTGGCGCGGCTACCAAAGCTGGCAAGAAAAACCTCGAGGCTTTGGACCCAGAGCTAACTTACACGCTAGAAGATATACTACCGAGTCTAGACCCCCAGATATCCAGCCAGAGCAAGTGGCACGAAGTGATCAAGGTCAGCGAGAGGGAGCGGATCTACATTACTTCTGTGCGTCGGATGGGCGAGTCTATCTTATCGGGCAAGCCGAGGATTCGGATATCGACGATTCACAAAGCCAAAGGTGGCGAGGCGGATAACGTCGCACTACTTTTAGACTCATCAAAAGCATGCACTGAATCACCAGATCAGGACGGCGAGATCCGCACGTTCTACGTTGGTATGACTCGCGCTCGAAAGGAGCTTCATTTAATTGAATCACAAAACAGGTATGGGTTTGAGATATGACACAGATAAGAAAGCAATGGCGTAGATTTCACGAGGACAACCCCGAGGTTTACACACTATTCAAAAAATTTTCGTTTGAATTAATTTCTGTAGGCTTTCAGAATTATTCATCTAAATCTGTGTTTGAGAGAATACGCTGGCACACCGACGTGCAAACCAGAAGCACTAAGTTTAAGCTGAACAATAATTACACGGCCTACTATGCCCGGTTGTTTAATGTAGACCACCCACAACACAACACTTTTTTCAGAACAAGGCAGACATCTAGTCAGGAGATGGATGATGAATAGGTCGGACGTATTAGACACAGCCAAGGGCTATGTAACACAGGATCGTGCGTCTCAGCACGGTGATATGGAAGATAACTTCTGCAACATCGAGACTGTATGGTATTGGTGGGACAGCATCAAGCCTGATGACTTGCCTGTAGGGGCAGACTGTGCCGTCAAGATGACCCTGTTGAAGATTGCGCGTATAGCCTCGAACCCAAAGCATGCAGACAACTGGGTCGATGCTTGCGGTTATATGGCATGTGGTGGTGAGGTTTCGACAAAGGATGAGTGATAAACATCAGTATAGTTTTATAGAGCACCCCAGTCACAGAGATGAGTTCCCTGTTATGAAGCATAGCACAGACATTGAAGATCAAGAAGAGATCAAGCAACAAGCGGCGCTGCCTTTGTCTCAGGACTGGCAACCTCCGTCAACTGTGCCTGACTTATCTCAGTACAAACGGATCGCTGTTGACCTCGAGACTCGAGACCCCAACCTAATGCGGCTGGGTCCGGGCTGGGTGCGTAAAGACGGGTACATCATTGGCATCGCTGTAGCTGCCGGGGAGAGCGCTTGGTATTTTCCTATCAAGCACGAGCGCGGCGGTAACATGCCCCGCACACCCGTGATGAAGTGGCTCGAAAAGCTGATGGCTGACGAGTCCATTGAGAAGGTGTTTCACAACGCTCTTTATGATCTAGGCTGGCTTCGCGCAGAAGGGATCGAGGTTCGAGGGCGGGTGATCGATACTATGGTAGCCGCGCCTTTGTTAAATGAGAACGAGCGGTTTTACAATTTGAACTCAGTGGCTGGTCGCTACCTTAACGAGTACAAAAACGAGCGCTTGTTGAAGCAGGCTGCTGGGTACTTCGGGGTGGATCCAAAGGCGGATATGTGGAGACTGCCATCCACTTTCGTTGGGGCTTATGCAGAACAGGATGCTGCTGTGACCCTGCGGCTGTGGGAGCGGCTTCGGGTGGAGATAGAGAAGGATGATGTTGTTGGTGTCTTTGACCTCGAGAACAGCCTACTACCGTGTCTACTGGACATGCGGACAAAAGGTGTGCGGGTTGATTTAGACGCCGCTGAACGGGCGCGTAAGCTCCTGCAAACCAGAGAGAAGGATCTACTTAAAGAAATAAAGGAAGAGACTGGCGTCGCCATCGAGCCGTGGGTGGCTACATCTGTGGCAAAGGCGTTTGATGCCCTTGGGCTTCAGTATCATAGGACAGAGAAGACGGGCGCTCCCGCCTTTACAAAACAGTTTCTGGCGAATCACGCGCATCCAGTGGCACAGAAGATTGTAAAGCTGCGCGAGTTTAACAAGGCCAACACGACCTTTATCGAGACAATTCTTGAGCATTCGCATGAGGGGCGTATCCATTGTGAGTTTCATCCTTTGCGTACTGATGAGGGCGGCACGGTAACAGGGCGCTTTTCTTCGAGCAACCCTAATCTACAGCAGATTCCGGCGCGTGACCCCGAAATTAAGAAGATGATCCGTGGTCTATTTATACCAGAAGAGGGCTGCAAGTGGGGAAGTTTTGACTACGCCTCACAGGAACCACGCTGGCTGGCACACTACTGCGCTAGCCTTGGTGAAGCTGCGCGGCACCCAGAGATCGATAACGTCGTGGATATGTACAAGTCTGGCGACGCTGACTTCCATCAGATGGTGGCAGACCTTGCTGGCA